ACTCAAGTGCATCCTTTCTATTTTCCGGTGCAACAATAGTTGATAAAAAATTAAAAGCCGGCTTAACTTTATCTTTGGGTGTAGAGTCGTTTATATACTTGTTATAAGCGGTAACATTGGCATTAAAAACCAATTCTTTTCCTTCTACTTCAAGGGTTATCTTTTTCTCAAATGCCATGATCATTCTCTTTATTTGATGAATTTATTTGTTGTTGCGTTAATAAGGTATAAGTAAAAGTATTGCCCCATGTTTGGGCCGACTCGCGGCAGAGTGTTAAAAACTCGGCAAAATCATTAGGTTTTGCGAACACTTGGCAACCAGCACTCCATTTATCAACGTGCTTTGACTCATTAAACGCATTGGCTCTATGGCAATTAATACCAAAATAGCCCGTTTGTTTAATCAATTCAGGTTGAGAGACGTCCGTGTCTATCGTTTCATCCATGTTTCCATCACGAAAAACGGTAATTGGCTTGTGTTGTACCAAAGCAGGATATTTGCCTTGATGAAAACCAAAGGTCCATAAACTGCGATGTTGCATCGGTGCAACCACCGCAGTTCCGTTAACATTTAAAGGGTTTTTTCGGTAATAAGTACCCGGATCAGTTGTGCATTTAAATTGCTTTAATTGCCATTTCCCGTTTATTTGATACAACACACACATAACATCGTTAAAGGTATTAGCCCGTAAATTTTTATGACGAACACCAATAATATTGAGGTTTAATTCACCTTCAAAAATGCGGTAGCCGTTTTGCGCCATTGCCGTTAATAAACTTGTTGTTGTGATCAGTAACTTACTCATTACATAAAACTCTTTTTAATACTCTGCTAAAACTAACGACTATAAATCGCGTACTTCGTCGCTGGTTAAATAAGGAATGCCATTAATTTTAATAAAATCTTTTGAGGTAATTTCACCTTTTAACGTGGTGGTGTCTTCCTCACCACCTTCGGCTTTCAGGTTTAAGATTTCGTCTAGCGACGGTAAAACGCCAAAGGCTTCAATATTTTTAGTTCCGGCTTTTACTTCCGCTAAAAACGACATATCAAATGGTGGTATTCCTTTCCAACTTCCTGCAGATTTGGCTTGACCTTCAATCAATAAAAAGTTTTCATGATCAACTTTAAAAGTCACTTCTGCCGATACTGGGCCATCAATAAAACCAACCGGAATACCGCGAACGGTTTTCACTTTTCGACCATCAGTTACCTTTACCGATGCTTCAATAACGTGGACCATTTTATCGCCCATGAAAACATCAAAATCTTTGCCGCCTAAATGTTTATTACCTGACATTTTCTTTTCCTTATTCTGCGCTGTCGAGCATAATGCCGACTAAAATAGTGCTTGGTGAATCAATAGGTTGTACTTTCAGTATCACGCGTAATTCAGTTGGGCTAGTGAACGTTAAACCAATTGAATCGTCTTTGGGTTCGCGTATTTCACCGGGGAATTTATCAGCCCCTAAATTGATACTTTTCGACATTTCACGAAGTGGTTTACCCAGAACGTTTTTACCAAATGCGATACCCGTAGGAGAGTTATTTAAACGTCGATTTTTAATTTGCCAAATGGCAATAATGCGCACTTGTCGAGCCGCTTTGTCGACCACCCGACCCGCTTCAATTTTTTGAAAGTCTCCCCCTTCAGCGTCAAGCATATTGGCGTCAGCAAAATAGATACCGTCGAAGTCTGGGTAAAACTGCACACAACTAAAACGAAGCGCATCTAAAGCGGCCGTTACTGCATTAGTTAATGGGTTGCCGTCTTTATCAACGGGTGAAGCTAATAACGACATAGCGCCAGTTTGGGTGCGCATCGGTGAGTCAGCAATGGTTATTGAACGTTTACATAAACGCCCCGCTAACCCGCCTAATTCGTCACCGTAAAGTGCTGGGACAACACAAACTCTGTCACCAACTACACCGTCAATTAATGGCTGAATAGCAGTATTATGCTCTGCCCAAGATTGGGTTTCGTCACAACCTGGTGCTGAAATTAAAAAGCGAACACGACGAGCGTATTTTGATAATAGTTCTAAGGCTTTTGCTTGATAGGCTTCAACATCGGCTTTGCCTGTAACATCGGTGCAAACCACGATAATTTCAGGACTAATGTCTTGGTCCATTGCCATGTCTATTTGGTCGTGAATATTGTCTCCAGCTTCAACAGGTATTGCCCAACCACTGACTAAATCGTCACCGTTGCGAATCCATGATGCGAGCTGGGTTTTTAGTGCTGAGTCACCCGCACTGATTAATGCGTCTAAATCTGATTGCGCATTTACGGCAACTGCAGTACGTAAATTTAATGTACCAACACCAATAAACAATACAGAACGTTCAACTTCTTTGGTTGCGCCACTGCCTGTATTTAATGAAGTGACTGAAACTTTACCTTGTGTCATAAATTATCCTTTCGTTTTAATTGGTGTTATGCAGCAAGCCTAAAGGCTTCGTCTAACATGTAATTTTTCAAGGCAACTAATTCGCCTCGGTTTTGTCCTAAAAACGAACGTTCGGGTAAGGCAATCGTCCATTTGTTTTTACTGTTTGGTTCATCACGCATTATTCTTAAAATTTTGCCTGCTTGGCCACGCTCTAAATTTTGCATGATCCATTTAATACTTGGGTTCTTCCAGCCCTTACCTTTGTTGCGCCTTATTTTGTAGCCCTCTTCTTTGAGTGATACCGCTTGCGCTCTGGTTGCTGACCCTTTGTAATCAGGTGTGCCGTATTTTCTTGCGGCCTCGCTTGCGGTCATCTCTTGGCTTAACCCTTCTTGATGAACTCGCGCTATTTTGCCAATGTTGTTATTGCCAAAAACCACTTGGGCATTGTTTGGGTTGCTATGCACTTGCATGTGTTTACCCAGTTTCGTTAACATGCGCTTTTTACGCCCGTTAGACCTTGCCTGCCAATGACTACCCACTAAATCTTTTTGTGACCGAATTCTAGTTTTACTGTCTCGTCTTACTTTTCGACCTGCGCCCCGTAAAATTCTGCGCCTTTTTCTTGGGCCAAGCTTAAGTAAATTTAACTCTTGTTTTGCTTTACTGGTGTTAATGCCAATGCTTAACAAAACAAATTACTCTGCGATCACTTCGGTAGTTACTTCGGAAATCAGAGTGAAACTTTCAGCAATCCATAAGCTGTTTTCACCAAAGTCATAACGTTTATTATTTAAAGTAAATGCACCTGTTGGGCATTCAACGAGCTCAATATCTTCACTAAAGGTTTCAATGGTCAATTCCATTTCAACTGAACTATCATCGTTAATGTCTGCACTAAATTCAGCGTCGTTACTGTCGTACTTACCACCGTTTTCTTGTAGCCAAAAGCTAACGAAAGCGGCTATTAATTCAACAGGTGCAGAACATGGGTTTATGCTAACAACCCCTGAGTAATAAAAGCGCGCGGCCAGTAAGCCATTACCATTAATATTTTTGCTTGCGGTTTCAATTCTTCCGCCCTCTATCCATGCACTAAATTGCGTGGGCAAGGCTAATTTTCTGCCCTGGTATTGAGCGTCAATTAGGTGTTTGGTTAGCTCTTGTAATTTGCTTTCGCTCATATCAAACCAACACTTATATTTGAGCTAACCCCTACTATTTTTCGAATAGCGGCAAAGCTTTGTTTTTGCCAATGTTCTTTGTTTTCTGATGCTAAGAGTTGTTGAGCCGCTTGGTTGTCTCGGTGGCTTTCACCTAACTTACTGATCAACATTTTTGATTTGGCTAATGAGTACACCGCTTTTTTATATAAAATGACTAACCGGCTTATGGTGTCTAATGTAATATCGGGTATGTCTTCTAGTTTTTGATAATCACCCCAATTGAGCATTTGAAATTCAAGCAGTTCGTCATTCACAAATAAAGCCGCTTCGGTTAGCTTTTCTATGATCATGTCAACGTTGGTTGCGTATTGGGTCGCTATTGCGTAGTTATCGGTTAACTCTTTAATGCACAACTCAGGGTAAAAGCTGCTCGATTGCACCTTATTCTCTGGCATTTCAGCAAATGGCATTCCCGTGATATTCATACTTAACCTTTTACGTTTACTTTTAACCAAACTTAAAATTAGGTGCGGCCGCCACAATAAACCGATTAAGCACAACTGAATGAGTTAGTCAGTTACTGTTGACCGCATGGCGTAAGAGCTTTTTCTATATTTCTATTTCAATGTCTAATTGTTTTGCTAAGTCTTTAGCGACTTTTTTAACCCCAGCGCCGTCGTTAATACGCTGAGCGGTTAAGTAATAAGTGAGAGCGTTACCAAAGTTCATTTGTTTTTGCTCTAATTTTCCTGCCATGGCAAAAACTTTGCCTGCAACTATTTCTTTGATATCCCATTCATTTTCATTGTATAAATCAATGAACGTGGTAAAAGTTTTAACAACTTTACTTGCAACAATACCTTTAAGATCTTTTTCCAACTTTTTAGCGCCAATGTCATAAAGCTGGTCAAAGACAAAGGTGCCCCAATGTGTAGTTTTAAAACGTGTCGGTAATGGCTGTTGCTGTTCGATCATTAAAGGTAATAAAGCAATAACATCGGCCCAACGTTCTAGATCAACTAACCAAATAAACACCCAAGCTAGCACCATATTTGGGTGATTAGCCCCAGCAGTTTTGTATTGTTCGATGTATTCTAAGTAGCCGTTATTGGCTAACACTTCACTTTTGTATTGGGCTTTGTCTTCAATGCTTGAAAACTGTTTAAGCTGAGCTAAGTCGCTTTCAATTCCAACTTGGTACATGTCGAAACTTTTCATTACCTCGTCACGTAAGGCGTTATTACTGCCTGTTTTTGCAACCTTAACGTATTGGGTAACTGTTTTATCTTCGCCTTTGGCTAAGTCAACACCAATAACTTTTTTACCCGTGTCAGACGTACTGTCGGCTTTTTTAAGTGCGGCTTTTTGTAGGCGCTTTGCTACTAAACTCATGTTAAAAAATTCTCTTGTTAAAAAAGGCTACCTAACCCACTCGGGTGAGTTAGGTAGCTAAAACTTAATTAATAAAAATTAAGTACAGGGAGTAATTAAAAACTTATGACCATTCCCAATGTGCTGGGTTTGTTGGGTCAAAAGTAACAGCACTGAAATCAATACCTGTGTGTTTCACTTTATCTATTTTTACCGAGTCACTTTCAAAAAAGGCAATGGACTCTAAATCGTTAACAAAGTAACAGTCGTTTCGAGATTGATAATCTTCAATACGCTTTTTCTTGTGATTATCTTCAATGTGAGTACGCGTTGAACCACTTTGAATGATATGTGCGAGGTTTTGAAAGCTAGTCACTAAAATGCCGCGAACAGGAAAGAACGGTACTTGGTAGCTTTTTAAACTGCCATAAGTGCCAATGATCTGTTCGAGTTCAATCAAGCCTTTTTCTGATGGTGTATCAGCTTTTGCGGCATATTTCCGGCCTTTGTCAGCCGCTAATAAATCAGAGCCGATAATCGCAACCATGCCCATACGTTTATGTAGGGGGATCGCTTGTAAAAGGTCGTGCACTGCTTCATCTAAATTAGCGTAATCGCCATATTCACCTATTCGAATTTCACCTGCTTCTTGCTCACCATCAGCAATGGCACGTTCAGAGGCATCGTTACGCACATGTTGTAACCAGCCTATATTTACATCTTGCAATAATGGATAAGTTGTCATGTTGGTAACGTTAGCGGCTTTGGTACCATTCCAACCGATTTTGATAATATCTAAGGCAATAACTTGTCTAACATGATTTCGCCAACGAATGTGAAAATCAGGGAATTTTGCCCATTGGTCTAACTGTGACCAAGTAATATGTGTGTCGCACTCTACTTCGTAACAACGATATTCTCGGTCATCCAAACCACTTGGATCTTTGGTAGTACGTTCCTTATCGTCTGTAGTAACACCTGCGCGCCCCGTCACACTTGTAGAAACACCAAGTGTTACAGCGCTACCCACCAAATCATCTACCATTTGTGTATTGATACGCTGTAAAAATTCTGCGCTTTCATACACCTTGTCGTACAGCTTTTGTTCAACAGTAGGGCTAACGGCAAATTGTTCGCTCATTGTTGCTGTAGCGTAAGTTACCGCCAGTGCAGTAATTACAGCTTTAAATGCTAATTTTGTTTTCGTTTTCATTTTCATCTCTCGAATTAATTAATGTTTAATACAACTACGACTTGATAATCAGATGCTTATAAAATATCTAGTAACTGGCTATTTTCGCCCAAGTTAAAATCATCAGCATTGGTTGTGCCTTTATCTTCTTCACCTAACGCCTTTGAAAGCTGATTACTTAACCCTGTTAGTTGGTTTGAAAATTCATTAATTTTCGATTCAACATTTTTAAAATCTTCATTGTCTTTTAATGAAAAACTCGCTTGTTCCCCGCCTTCTGGTGCTTCTTTATTACCTTCAACAACAGGTGCGGCTTTGAATTTTTCTTCAATACTTTGCATTGATGCGGTAAGCGTACTAAAGCCAGTGGCTAACTGGTTAAGCGGCTCAGTTAACGCGTTTTGTAATTGCGTAAATTGTTCTGGCTTCATTTCATCGTCCTTTTTAGTGAATATACTTTTAAAGCTAAATGGTTCTTTTTCTGGTTTATTTTCAATATTGGTTAGTGCTGAGATATCAGAAAAATTTAAAGTAGATCTGAAATTTTCAATTCGTCCCTTTTCGCGGGTATTTGATGTAAAGTTTGCTCTTGTTGTGTAACAACAGGCGGGATAATCGGTGGCTGCTAGACCTTTAATATATGTTTTTCCAGAACCTTGAAAATCGTAATCAAGTTCAACGCTGTAATAAACTGCTTGTCCTGACTGGTTTAATAAAACAAATGAAGCATTAGGGCTTAAAATTGAGTACAAACATAAAACACCGTCATCGTTTTCGGCTTGGAATACTTCCATTACATCGCCTAGCATGCCGCCGCTTAAATCCATTCCATAATAATTCTTTGCTAACCAACCGCTAAATTCTGCGGAATGGTCTAAATTGATTCGCGCGCCATATTTCTTAAAGCTGTAGGTTTCTACAATTTCATCTATATGTTGTTTGGTAACTTCACGGCCATCAACAGTCATTCCAACGGAACAGATAGCTTGTGGTAGTGTTCGTAAATCCCCGGCCATGTTTTTACCTTGTGTATTGAATGTATTTTCGAATATGCTTACTTGGACCTTAAGTTTGCCCCCTGTTTTTGTTGCTTTCCATTCGTTTAACTTTTTGAAATTCCTGTATTTAACTTCTAGGAATGTTCAGGTGTTGTACTTAAAGAATTAACCATTTCACCGCTATAAACTCACCAACAATATTTATTTGTATGGCTGTTTTTTGCATTAATGAAACTTAGGTATTCACCAACCATAATTAAACAAGCTCGCGACCATTATGTTTTTGATGCGTACACGTTTGATGAAATTTCAGAAATGCCCGACATGCCAAGTGCGCGAACCTTACGACGCTGGGCTGATGAAGGGGCATGGGATGATTTATGCCCGTCGATAAATGCTGAAACGGCTATTGCGCGTAGAATTGTTTTATTAGCTGAGCGTGAAGATAAAACCGACAAAGACTATAAAGAGCTCGACTTTCTCACTAAACAGCAATGTGCGCTTAATCAGTCGCGCTTACCTAGTGCCGGGTTAACTAAAAAATATGGTCAAGCTCAACCTAAAAACCATGTAAGTAATGACGAACCACAAAGCAGTGGTAAGAAAACCCGCAAGAAAAAAATAAAAAATGATGTGTCAGGCATTACTAAAGAAATGCTTGATAAGTTAAAAGACGAATTACTTTACCCTCACCAGTTACATTGGTTCGACAATCAAGATCACCGTGCCCGTTTTATTTTAAAACCTCGACAAATTGGCGCGACTTTCTATTTTGCCTTTGAAGCGTTTTACGATGCGGTTATTAATGGCAGAAACAAAATATTTATTTCAGCGTCACGCGACCAAGCTGAAATATTTAAGGCCAATATCATTGCCATATGCCGTGAGTACTTCGGCATTGAATTAAGCGGCTCACCACTGGCCCTAAACAATAACGGTAAAACAGCCACCCTTTATTTTAAATCAACCAATGCTCGTACTGCGCAATCAGCCAGTGGCGATTTATATATTGATGAAGTGTTTTGGATCCCCAAGTTCAAAGAATTACGCTCACTCGCGCAAGCAATGGCAACTCATAAACACTTACGAATTACTTATTTCAGTACCCCTTCGGTTACCAGCCATGAAGCGTACGACTTATGGAATGGCCGTTGGTATAGAAAAACAAAAGCCTGTAACGACCCTGAATTTGAGGTAAATACTAGCCATAAACATTTAAAACATGGCGTTAAATGTGGAGATGGTATTTGGCGACAACGCTTACACGTTTACGAAGTTGTTGAACAAGGCTTTGACCGCATTGATATTGAAACACTCGAAAATGAGTACTCAACAGAAGAATTCGACAATTTATTTCGATGTAAATTTATTGATGACGCGCATTCAGCCTTTAGTTTAAAACAAGTTATGGCATGTGTTGGTAATTCTGACAAATGGAAGGACGTTGACCACTCTTGGTCAAGACCTTACGCCATGAAACCTGTGGTTATTGGTTTTGACCCTGCACGAACCCGTGACCAAGCCGCAGTTGTTGTAATGACTTTACCTGCAAATTCATCTGAAAAATTCAGGATTATTGAAACCCTTAATTTAACGGGTAACGACTTTGAAACCATGGCAAGTGAAATAGAAGAGCTCACCAGAAAATATCATGTGGTTCACATTGGTATTGACACCACGGGTATTGGTTATGGCGTATTCGAGCTTATTCAAAAGTTTTTCCCTATGGCTATGCCACTGCATTACAACCCTATATTGAAAAACCGCATGGTGCAAAAAGCGATAAACATTATTTACAACAAGCGTATTGAGTTTGATGAAAATTCAGTGGGTATTGCCAGTAGTTTTATCAACATTCGTAAAAAGGTGGTGGGCGATCAAATTACCTATGCCACTAACCGAACCGCTTCAACAGGCCATGCCGATATTGCGTGGGCAATTATGCACGGTTTAATTTATGAGCCGCTTTCAGGTGGTATCGACAGCACACGAACATCAATAGGAATAGCCGCTTAATGAATTTAAACAAAAGTACTAAGAAACGCTTTCAAAAAAACAGTGTTAAATCGACTGAAACTAAAAGTGAAAACAGCAATGTTTCAAGCTTTAGTTTTGGCGACCCTGAACCTTGTTTAGATAATAGGCTAACGGATTACATGGGGATTTTTGCCGATATGAACGGGGTTTACACACCACCCATTTCATTAACTGGCTTAATTAAATTACTTGATGTTAACGCGCAACATGCCCCTATTTTATATTTTAAAAGAAACATGATTTTAAAATGGTTTAAACCGAATTCTATTTTAAATAGAAACAACTTTAGTAAGTTCGCATTCGATTATTTGTGGTCAGGGATGGGCTATTTTCAGGTAATAAAAAACAGTTTTAAACAAATAATTAAACTTAAACATTTACCCGCGTTGAATATGCGTTACACCAATGTTCACAACGTGTACGCCCAATTACAAAGTAACGGCAAGGTTTTAAAATTTAAACCTGGTGAAGTTATTCAAATAAAAGAGTACGACCCACGCCAAGGTATTTACGCGATACCGCAGTATTACGGGGGCATTCAGTCAGCTTTGCTAAATGAAGATGCAACATTATTTCGTCGTAAATATTTTAAAAATGGTGCCCATATGGGTTTTGTTTTCTCTATGGCTGACCCTAGTTTAACGATAGATGATGAAGACAAGCTAAAGGCGGCTATTGCTGAGAGTAAGGGTGTTGGTAATTTTAGAAGTTTATTTATTAATACTAAAACCCCCAAAGCCGATGCTGAAAAAGCGATAAAAATAACTCCAATTGGCGACATTTCAACTAAAGACGAATTTAAAACCATTAAAAGCATAACCCTTAACGACATGCTAAGCATGCACAGAGCGAGTGAAGCTTTAAGTGGTCAAGCAAGTGGTGACAGCCCCGGCTTTGGTGATTTAGGCAAAATAACCCACAGCTATTACAACAATGAAGTTGTGCCACTACAGCAAGAAATGCAACAAATTAACGAGTACTTACCCGCACATTTGCATCTTGATTTTAATATTCCTGCTTATTCAGACTTACACCCTGAATTAGCCACAGAAGCCGATAAATAAGGATATTTAATATGACATGGTTTGATGAATTTTTAACATTAATAGGGTTTAAAGGTTTTTGGTCGCAATGGGGGAAATTGTTTTTTTTGTCGGTATTAGCGGCAACCGTACAAATGTATTTAAGCGAAAAGAAATTTACTTTTTTTCACTATTTTATGGGGGTATTAGTCGCTATTTTTGCCGCTTATTCTGCCGCCGCTTTTTGTGAATGGCGACAATTTAATGATGATTTAACAACGGGTGTAATTGCTGTAATTGCGTACTCTGCACCACATATTTTGAACGGCTTAAATAACATGCTTAAGCATATTTCAAGTAACCCTCAAAAACTTTTAAACATGCTGCCATGGGGGAAGAAATAATGCGTTTACTTCCATTATTTAGAGCGTGTTGGCAACTGCTTTGTTATGTGATTATTGGCTTACCTGTTTTGCTTTTGTTGTGCCCTTCTGCTCCATATATTCGTACAAATCATATCGTTTGGTTAGTGTGGATTTGGTTCGACCGCATGGTATGCACCTTCGCCCATGGTACATGGAAACGCACAATAAGCGGCTGGACTGGACAACATTTCATTCGAAAAAAGCGTTACTGCTATCAGTCAAAAGTTATCGACGCTTTAGCGGTTTTATTCGGTGACGATAAGCAACATTGCCAACGAGCTTACCAATGGGAACAGGATAAAGGTTTCGTATGACCGATTCGACAACTAGTAAAAAGCGCTGGTTGTTCGAGATTAAAGTAGTACGGGCAATACGAACTGAAAAATTTGGTGAGCCGTTTGATGCTGAAGTGTTTTTGACTGTAGTTAACGGCCAATTACATATTGAAGGTTTACTTTCCAAAGATGAATTAACTCACATTGATTTAATTGATGTTGAAAAACAGATTAAAGCCATGGGGTTTGATCACTATTACTATTCACGTTTCAAACATAAGCAACGTGTATTAATGAAAAAGAGAATAAAATGACATTATTAAAACAATACCTAATTGCTAACCCTTTGCATGATTTATCTAAAGTTGTAGCACATAAAACTTTTCAAAATATTAAATTTAATAGTAATGAAATGGCAGGTTATTTATTGTCGAATGATGCGTATTCGTATTTTATGGATTTTACGAATGATATTCAACGAGCAACAGCTGACAGAATAAAAGCGGTATCAAATTTTGATTTTTCAGATAGTGAAGATGGCATCGAAAATAAGTACATGTTGCAAGTGCTTATTAATATTGAAACAGCTGCAAATAATACGGCTATGGTTGCAAATCTCACAAATCTTCAAACATTGTTGTTGGCTAATGCAGTTAAAGAGACAGCACCCTTTGCCAAAACCACTCAAGCAGAAATGGACGCTGTAAAAGCCGAAATAGCACTGATGGGAGAGCTTGAAAGTTACAACACCTCTTATGCTGATGATAACGACGCGGTTGAAATGAATAAGCTTAAAGCCGATGAGTTGCAATTCGATGTAATTTACGATGAACCAGTTACCGTAGATTGTACCGCTAAATTATTTTGTGAATACCTCATTACAGCTAAAAACAAATGGTTCAGGATCCCACAACCAATCACAACACTTCAATACTCTGTTGGTGAAGATCACAAACACTTTCGTTCAAAACAAAATTACGGAAGTAGAAAAATCCGTTTCGTTGCAGTTAGCAACGTTAAGTTGCCATTGAGTGTAGATGTGTTGGTGTCGTAATGAACTATGCAAAAAATGCAGTAGCCGAAATAGATTGGGAAAATTATTTTGCTAACAAATTAATTAGCAACGGTACTGCTATTTATTTCAGTGATGACAACCTAGTAACGGTTACTAATTTGGTGGATGGCTCTTTAGGCTTAGCGACAGATATTACTAACAATGAACTTAGTGATGGCACTGAAATCAACAGGCTTGGCGCGGCAGTTGCTTCTTTGTCTACTCAAGAGCAAGTCGAGATTAATAGTAACCCATATCAGCTTTTAAAGTCATCTCTCGATATTGAGCAAGAATTTGGCTTAAATCTCACGCTTGTTGGTCACTCAATATCTATCCCTTTTACGGGAAATTACGATATTAATGTAACTAATACTATAGGTGTTGCAACTAATTATACGGGTACAGGCGTATTTACGTTAACGGGTATTACTCCTGTATTTATCAGTAAAATTGACGGTACGCACAATAACGGTTTTGAACTATTTGATTTTAACCAAAGCAAAGGCGCAACTGTTATTAGTCATGCTAGTGCTTTAATTTGTGCCTTGGGTGGCCTTGTTCAATCGGGCTATGTTCGTGCTAATACTGGTGTTTCTTTGGTTGGTTATCTGTTCAGTGGCTCAACAACTGCCTTATTACAGCTCACTGGCGCTTATTCTGGCACTGTCACTTATGTCGATGATACAACGTTAGCTATCAATGGCAGTGGCAATTACACGGTTGATAACTCGCACGTTAAAGCAATTAAAAAAATAGATGTTACAGATACAGAAAAAACTTATTTATACGATGGAACATCCGGTGACGAATCAAAATTAATTGAGACTCAATATGCTAACCATGCATCTATTTCAAACGATTCTACGACAGGTTTTCAACCTATTATTGAGAAAGAAGTATTAACAATCGGTAATGATGCTAAGTGGGATTATATCAATGTTGGTACGGGCTTAAGCGCTCAACAAAATCCGTCAAGCGCTAAAAACACGCACTTTAAAGTGATGACCGATGTAGTGGAAAATGCTACTCGTTATATTCACAATAATTTAGAGGTTAACTGGCAAATAACCGTTGAAGGTAATAAAGAATATAACGGCTCTGATGATTCAGTGTTTAAAGTTTCAAAGCCTAATGACCGCGTAAACTTTTCATTTTACGACAATAAAACTTCTGTGTTTTTTAAGCATTTACAAATAGAGCGCCCTAAAATAACGGCTGCTACTGTATCAGTAACTAACATTGCTTTTGATCGCTGTTTGCTAGACGGTTTAATGGCTGAAACTTATGCCCTTATGACAGGAAATAGGCTAGAACGTGGTTATATAGTTAAAGACTCTAAAGTGCGTAACTTTAAAACGTCTGCTGACGAAGGTTATACAACGTATTTAAATAGCATAGTTATAGATTGTTCTGGTAATTACAGTTCTTATAGTAATATCGGTGGTAGTTCCTCTCACATAGAAACATACGCAACAGATACTTTATCAATATTAACGACAAATCATTTCAAGTACGGTGCAAGTATACCCAAATGTTTTGATAGTGGTGTAAGCGGTTCGAATAACATGTCGAGTGATGACTCAGCTTTAACTCATGGCATTGGGGCTCAAGATGCAGGCTTAGAAGCCTATTTCGATAATAATGGCCAACTAACACAAGCAGGACAGTCAGCTACAAAAAACCAAGGTTATCTCGGTAGTAATATGGTCGAATGGGCCTACGCTGTAACTGCAACAATTAACGAAGTACATGTAGGTGCAATATTAATTAATGCCGACACTCAGCTTTCAACAAACGGCTATAAGTCTTCTTTTGGTAGTTTTTCAATTGCTTCAATTATCGGTATAAATGTTTCAGGAAAAAAGAATTCACAAGGAAAAGTATTATTATCACAAGGTGCATCTCTTAAAACTTCTGGCGAAAAATCAGTAAAACAAAGTGTTAAAATTCAGTTAGCTTGTACCCCTACTTTCCATGGTAAAAAATCAATAAATCAAAATTTATCTATTTTTCCAAACTGCAAAATTGACACTAAAGGGAAAAAGTCTGCATTTGGCAATGTTAATCTAAACAATGTTGCGACCTTCACTATTTCGGGTACGGCGGCAAACATAATCTCCCATAGCGGTGGCTTTACTATCGCCGCTAATGTCGGTCTTTTTGTCTCAGGCCATAAATCCACAAAGGCAAATTTCGAGATAGCAAATCAAGCATTACTTATCCATCAGGGTAAAAAAACTATTGTTTCTGGTTTATCACTTTCGGCATTAGCCAATATTTCAATACATGGACAAAAGTCTACAACCGCTAGTTTTTCTTTTAACAATACAACAAATATTAACTTGATTGGCTACAACCATTTTGTAGAGCCTATCACCCGAACAATAACCATAAATGGTTACTTAGTCAGTATGCAAATACCTTGCAACATCAGCAATACCATCACTATTCAAGGAGCGCTTTAAATGTGTGCAAATAACAACCCTAACCAAAAAGATAATTTAAATATTGAAGTGCCCTTGTTTCATAAAGGCTTACCTATCGATGCATCAACATTAACCAATGCTATCTATAAATTGTATTCAGCAAATAAACGTAACGTGCATCTAGAGAAAACACTAGGACATGGCATTACTGCAACAGAACAACATTTGGTTATTTCTATAACAGAAGATGACAGCAAAACATTAAGCGGTACTTATTACCACGAACTAACCATTTTCGGACCCGCTAACGGTCGGTCAAATGCGTTCAAACAAGAAATTACTTTTCAAGCAACTAAAAACTAAGAGAGATTATTATGACCTCAAATTTAACTACGTTCGGTAAAAACAAACAGGCCAATGCCATTGCTTATGATAAAGCGTCATTGCATGTTGGTTTACCAGGTGATAAGGGTTCAGCTAATGAAATTCCGACCGAAAAAACGCAAGACCAAATTGATAATGGCGACCCTGCCTATGCACGAAAAGCCATGACATTTTCTGGGGCTGTTAATGGTGGGCGTGATTCAAACGTTCAACCAACCTTTGACATTCCACCAGCAACAACACCTAGTCATTTCGCATTATGGGAAGGTGTAAATTGTGTCGCTACTGGAGAATTAGAAAATGCAGAACCATACGTTGGTCAAGGTCAATATACCTTAACCGATGGTGACATTTTAAATACATAGGTGATTTATGAGTATATTTACGTCTGTTTTAAGTTTTTTTACAAACCCTATCGCTGACCTTACTGGCAGTTATCGCGAACGAAAGCGTATCGCTTCAGAAATGGCTTCAAGCATTGCAACGTCTGAATGTAAATTAAAAATAGCCAAATTCGATGCAGAAGCTAACCGACTAGCTAAAAGTGAAGGCAACGATGCTGACTATGATATACAAGTATTGAAAAACCGTAAAAATACCTACATGGACGAATTAATTATTGCTGTGTTTCTAGCGCTTTTTATAATGCACTTTGTCCCATCAACTCAGGTTTATATGGCGGCTGGTTGGCAAGCTATGGGTTATGAAGGTGCCCCGTGGTACTTCGAATTTATTATTGTTGGTATTGCAGTAAGTACATTG